CACATTGCCCAGGTTGGTTGCGTTAACATACGGTGAGGCCTGTTGGTACTGACCAGTTGTTAATAAATTGTTAATATTTTGTTGTCCTACGTTACCTGCTGCGGCACCGGCGTTTACACCAGTTGCTTGGTTCTGCAACGCCGCTTGATTTTGTGCGGTGTTCAGTGTTGCCAATGCGTTTGCCTTAGAGGTATCAACCGCTGTCTGGCCACGTAAGCCGCCAAAGTTACCAGAGCCAATGTTACCGGCCTCAACCGGGGCCGTTGTGGTAGGCATTAACTGATTTAGTTGTTGATTCTGCGCCTGAAATAGACCACCTAGCGCAGTGTTTGTATTTGGTGTTACATTACCAGAAGCATCTGTGTTCCAGGGATTAGCCGCACCACTGGCAATGCTCTGTAGTGTGCCACCGGCCTGTGTGAAGGCATTCGTAGGCCCAGATAGTGCATTAACAGCGTTTTGCCCAACGGTCTGCTGTGGCGTCGGTGCACCAGCGTTAGCTGCTTGTGCTTGACTAACAACGTTCTGTTGTGCTGTGTCGTACCAAGATGGTAACGCGGTTGTCTGTACACCTGTGTTGGAGATTAATCCACTGAGTCCTGTGCTTGCCATTATGCTTTCCTTTTTGCTTCTAAGAGATAGCCCAACGGGCCTTTACTGTCTGGTGGTAAATCTTCCGGTTTATTACTTTGCTTATGTGAGCGAATTGCTTTTAAAAATTGGTCTAAAATTTGGGCGCCAGCGTCATTGCTGCCGTTTCCTAAACCGGATACAATATCAGCTGGTAATACAAACTCACCATTGGCCAACATCGCTGGTACCGAATCAGATGTGCCGGTGCCACCACCTTGAACAAAGTGCTGCAGTCCTCCCTCTGAATAAAATTCTGGGTTGTGATCTTCGATCTCACCACCCTCTGCATGACCTTGCGGCATACCAACCAGTCGACCACTAAGGTCGCCAAAGGCATGTCCTGGTAGACCCATTAAACCAACGGGAGGTTTTGCTCTAGCAATAGACGGGGACATATGCGGAAACCCGGTTTGTGTATAGTTATATGTTGGCTCTGGCAATCCACCACCTTCCGCCATTTTATTTGGATTTACTGTCTCTGAAAGAGACTGTACCGGAGCTTGGCTATACTGTGTGGCAAACAAAGGTGCTGTAGATTCATTTGTTATTGTCGGCATACCTAATAGCTGAGCCTTATGGGCTGCTGCAATTGCCGGTGTCAATACATCGAGACCTGTGCTAGTTTGTCCGATAGGGTTATATGTCCCTCCGGTTAAATCCGACGCAGACGTGCTGCCTCCGGATGCGAATTGTTGCGGCATAATTGCTGGCATTGCTCCTACTCCTGTGTCTGGTGTGTATACCATGTTTGTCCCCGGTGATACTGTTTCTTGTGTTGTTGGAAGGCCTTCTAATGTGGCCTGTTTACCACCACCTAATGTACCTACTAGGTTAGTTAATGAGCCCGCTCCTGTTTGTGGCTGCGCTAATGAGTACCCATAACCCGATGTAGTATATCCTGTTCCTGTACCTGTCCCAGTGCCTGTGCCTGAACCACTACCAGAGCCTGTACCGGTCCCGGTACCTGTTCCTGTACCCGTGGTACCTGTTCCAGTGCCTGTCGCTCCTGAGCCTGTTCCTGTCGTTCCAGTGCCCGTTCCCGTGCCTGTTGTACCTGCACCGGTTCCAGTTGCTGTACTGCTTATTTTGGCACCCGTTCCAGCTGCTGTCGAGTTTACCAACGATCCTGTACTGCTAACTGTTTTGGAAGATCCGTCACTAAACAATGTTGTTATATTTCCTTGACTGTCTGTTGTTTGACCAACAGGAATCGCAGTAGTAACAGAGCTAGTACCTGTACCGGTTGCTGATAATACAGGAGCTATTGTTGGCGTTCCACCACTTCCAGTTGACCCTGGGGCGTACAAATTGTTTAATAAGTTTTGATAGACAGCTAAAACATCTACCGCCCCTGTTGAACCACTTTCAGGAGCCGTTGCAGTTCCACCGGCGCTTGGTGCTCCAGGAGCTCCTGCTGTGCCTGTTGCTCCAGACCCTGCATTACTACCACCACCTCCCGGGGCTCCTGTGGTCGGAATTGTCTTAGGCACCGTTGGGTCAACCGTTTTAGGAACAATTAACGCTCCTGTTGTTGGGTCTAATTTTGTTAAATCAATCGGTATGATTACTTCTTTATTTGTATTTTGTTGTAAAACATCTTTACCATTTATGTTTACAAGGCTGTATACTTCGCCATCACCACCATAATATGTTTTAGTTGCTCCACCAAAAGATAATGGGGTATACAGGCTATTTTGTGAATTTAAAGCTGCACCACCTGCAGTACCTGCTCCTGTCCCCCATAATGCCGCATTTGCTCCTAAGGGGCCTGTAGCATCCCCAAAACTAGCAACAGAAGTTGTTTTTGCTGGTGTGTAATTTGTAACAACACCGTCTTTAATAGTTTCAACGGAACCATCTGAAAATTTTGTTGTTGTTGATCCGTCTGCATTAGGCTGACTACTAACAGGTTTAATTGTTTCAGAAGTTGTTTGCCCTTGGTTAACTGTAACAGAAGAATAACTTCCTACAGGAGTGACTTGACCAGCATTATTTACAAAAGTATCTTTTCCAGCGATAACTGCGTTATCTTGTTGTTGTTGGTTATAGGCTATAACCATTTGCTTTGTTTCAGCCAATGCTGTAGCGGGTGTTGCCCCAGGTATTTTAACAAGTTCGTTATACGCGGCTTTGCTTGACGGATCTAGTGCGTTATACGCCTGAACATTTGCGGCAGTTGCAGCAACAGATACTGGGTCTGCACCCGGCTTAGACATCTGCGAGTTGTAGTACGCAATGGCCGCAGGGTCTGTCAAAGTACTTGGGGTATTAATATTTGTTGGAGCAGTACTTGTACCAAATATTTGACCTAAAGTAGTTGACAGTACATCTGCTGTAGTAGTCGGAACATTAGATCTAACCTGCTCAATGTATCCGTTTTGAGCATTTAGATTTAACATACTAGCATTGTTTGCAACGGTTAGTGCTTGTGTGGTATCCAGCCCTTTACTAATCGCGTTCTCGTATGACGCCTGTTGTGACTGGGTAAGATTATTAATCTGTGAGGCACTTGTAAATGCTGCGTCTAGTCCAACACCATTTTTTGCATCACTGTAGAATGTTTGTTGTGCTGTAGTACTCAATGCTGAAATCTTTGGTGCGTACGCTAAAGCACTAGCAGTATCTAATCCAAGATTTGTACCCGATTGGTAATAATCTTGATTTAATGTACTTAGACTGTTTACTCCAGAGGCTGTATTTAATGCAGCCACGCTATTTTTACCCTCAGTCAAAGAGTTAAAAAATGAATTTTGTGCAATATCAGAAGCAGAAGTTAAAACTGGAGCACTTGTCAGGGCTTCTCTAGTTGTAAGACCTGTATCAAGTACCTTACTAAACATTTCTTGTTGTGAGGTAGTCATTGAGTTTACAGATGAAGCAGAAGCCACTGCTGCGTTTAAATCTGGATTTTCTTGATATGCCTTACTAAATGCAGCCTGTGCTGTAGTACTAAATTTATTAATTGTCTCATCTGTATGAAGAGCTGCTACAGCAGCATTACTATCTGTTCCAGATTTCAACGAGTCAAAGTATGCAGATTTTGCTATATCAGAAGAGCTATTAATGGTTGGTGCCGCAACCAATGCGTCAGATGTAGATACACCAGTATTTGATATCTTGCTAAACATACTCTGCTGGCTGTCACTCATCGCATTTACTGATGATGATGTGTTTAACGCCGATGAGTTATTTTGCCCTTCGGACAACGAGTTAAAGTACGCCTTCTGCGCAATATCAGACTGACTTGATAGCGTAGGCGTTGTTGTCAGTGCATCTCTTATATCTACACCAGAGCTAACAACCTGACTAAATAGGGTCTGGTCCTTAGCTGCCATTTCATTTACTGAGGCTGATGTACTCAATGCTTCAGTGTTACTAACACCTTGGGCTAAAGACTTAAAGTAAGTTTCTTGGGAGATACTTGACTCTCCAGCGATAGTAGGTGCTGCAGATAATGCGTCGGTGGTATTTACACCAGCCGTCAATGCTTTACTAAATACCTCTTGCTGAGTGGAGTTTAATCCTGTAAAATCAGAAGTATTAGTAAAGGACTGATTTACAGTTAGTCCCTCTTTAGTTGCCGCATCAAATACTGACTGCTCGTTTGGCGACATCTTATTGTAGTTCTGCACATCAGTAAAGGCATTAGCAACGGTACCACCCTGCACCATGGATGACGTAACAATGTCTTGCTGTGTTTTATCTAATGCTGCAAAATTTTGAGCATTTTCCAAAGAGCCACTTACGGCGGTTCCTTGATTCAATGCAGCATTAAATATATGCTGCTGCTGAGAATCTAATGTGGCGTATTCCTGTACGTTGCTAATTGCTGTACTGACGCTGTTATTTTGCCCGTATGCGGTACTGTATAGTGCTTGCTGCGCTGGTGTTAACGCCGCCACTGTCTGGGCATCTGATAGTGCTTGTGTGCTACTAATACCATCTTGTAGTGCGTTATTAAATGCGTCTTGGGCCACTGTCGGCATTTTATTAACTTGGTCGGCAATTGCCACCGCAGCAGATGGTGTATCACCTGACTGAACAAGTGAATTAAATGCCTGCTGTACTGACTCTGGCATATCGCCAACGCGCACAGTAATATCTGTATTTTGTGCGTTAGCAAAGGCATCAACACGGCTCACACCATTGGCGGTATCTTCATTGTATTGTGCAATAGCCTCTGGGGACACCAGTTTATTAACATTGGTCTGGTCAATAATTTGGTTTACTGCTAAGTCTGCCGCGTTTTTAACTAACTCGTTAACAGCCGTTGCTTCATTTGCATTAAGTTCTGCTGTTTGTTGGCCAAGCTGGGTTGTTAAATTATTCACATCGGTAGATAGGGATTTTGCCGTATCTGCCGCAGTGGTTACTTGATCCACATAGCCTTGGTAAGTTGTTTTTACATCTGACAACTGCGTCATTGTTTTGCCAAATACATCAACCCCGCTATTATACTGGGCAGCACTTTTATTTAAAGCATCAACCGTTGGCAGTAATAAATTGTACTGTGTGGTTAAGTTATTTCCTGCAGCAATCCAGGGGGCTATCCAACGGTTGTATGTATACCCGGATGTTGAATTATTAAAATACCATGACGCGGATGAATAGTTATATCCAGGCTGACTTGCCAACCAGTTTAATCCTGAGGTCCAGTTTGCTTTTGCGCTATCATAGGCGTTTAACGCTGGTGTGTACCCGGTAGCAAACTGACTATCGTACTGTGCCTTCTCCGTGGTAAACTGTCCAGCGATAGTGTTTAGGCTATCAAACTCTTGCTGGGCTGTTGCCTCAAGTGGACTAAGTGTCTGGTTGTAATAGTTTGTTGCTGTTGTCTGTAAAGTATTAGCTTGGGAGACGGCATCTGTTAAGGCAGTTGACTTTGTGGTTAACTGGTTAAAGGTGTCCTTGATTGCCGCGGAGGCCTGGTTGATGCCCCAGCTTGTTGCTGATAATACACTAGACTGGGCAATAGCATCACCAATGCTTTTTCCACCTAATATTGCCTTTGCCGCCGCGTTGGAGGCGGTAGCAACTAATGTTGAGCTAAGGCTTCCCTTATCAAACATGGCGCTACCATCGGAGTTCTTAAGTGTTGCTAATTGAGACTGGACCGCGCCAGACACAGCACCTGCGGCGCCGCTTATTAATATTTGGTCTAGTGACTTCCCACTAAGCGCTGCAGCTGCGGCGGGTGCTGAGGCACTCGTAACAATTGTTTTTAGTACCGAGGCTGTGGTTCCACTAAATCCATAATCCATTGCGGTGCTGGCGGCTAAATTACCTGCCATATTACCGGCGTTTGCTGCTGCGTATGCTGATGCAGCAGACAACGCAATTTGTTGTATGTTGCCACCATTTGCCGCGCTTACCGCTGCGGACGCAATAATTGCCGCTCCGGCTGTATCAGCAAGTGCCAAACCCGAAGGCCCCAACATATACGTTAATGCTATGGCCTCAATAAGTGGAAGAGGCTTATTGGTAATCTGCTTAAATGATGAGCCTACCGACGCAGAAAATGACCCAACATCAGACACAATTCCTTGTGCAGATTGAGTAATTGAAGTACCAAAGTTTGATAATTCTTTCCCTGGATCAGACACTTATAGACACCTTGTAGGTCTGATGGTGAACTGGATGCAGTCCGGTATCTTCAATAACCGCATTATACCCTAAATGCTGAATAGCTCTTACTGTTGGTAAATCATCTGTAAATCCATACACAGAAGTAAATCCTGCGGCGTGCATCGCCTTAGCAAACTCTTGTAGATTACGTAAGAAATTCTTTGGTACATCCGCGTTAACAAAAAATATGCGTGCCTTTTTTGGCTCTTCAATCAAATAGAAAAACAAAGAGTTTCCGTGGCGAATACCACGTACTTGGTTTGTATCTAACAGCTTGTGAACCTGGGCGTACATCTTTTTCCAGTCTTCACCGGATTTCTTTATCTCTGGGGAGTGCCTAAAGATTTCCTGTTCCGACATGCGGCCAGAAGCATCTGTTAAAGGATGAGACATTTACTCAGTGATATTTTTTACGCGGGCGGCAATTGCTTCCTCTGCAGCTTTTGCAAACACTGGATCAATTTGATCTTTTTGATGCTTAGCTAACATAGCGTCAGATACCGCTTTGTCGTTCAGGTATTTCATTGTTTGTTGTCCGTGCATGATATTTCCTTTGTGTTGATATCTATATCTATATCTATATTAATGCAAAAAAGAGCTACTTTACGCCCTAAATTGATGGGCCATTGACGATTAAAGTAAACTCTCTGGCCCAGTCCTGCCACGTGGCAAACTCTTTTGGGCTAGGCACTGGGTACGCCGCAAATACGTGCATCTGTGACATATTCTGTGCTACTGACTGCCAATTTTCTTCGGGGGCAAACATCATTGGTTCTTGGCCGTAGTGAATTGCTAGGTTACCATTAAAGTCATCCCAGCTCATATAATCTGGCACACACGGGAAGTACTGCTGTATGGTGTTTTTAAGAAGTGGGGTGGTCAAGGACGTTCATCTCCAAACTCAGCCGTGATGAGGTTACGCCCCATCTCGTAGTTGCCATCAATCTCATTAGACTCAAACTTTAACCTTACTAGGCGATGCTCAACGCGAAGGTCAATCTTACCTGTCTCTTGGTTAAAGTAATATGGCCCAGAGTTTTCCTCAGACTGACCAGAGGCAAACTTACGACCAAGGATGGTCATTGCCATCGTTCCAGTCTGTAAGAAGTTTGGCTCTACTCGTCGTAGGTGCATACGTCTATTAACACCTTGGAGTGCGTCTTGGCTTGGGTTACCAGTTAACCAACTAATATCGCTGGTAGTAATGCTGGAGTATATCGCAACCTCGCCATTTAGCGCAATCTCATTAACACCAAACTCATGCTGCCAAATATTAAACCCACCAGTAACATAAAATACTTGCTGCCCGGGAAGGACAGTAATTGAGAACGGTGTGCTGCATGTTACTAATGTAACGCCCGGGGTTCCAATGGTAGTATTATAAATGTTCTGACTGGAAACTATTTGATAGGTTGCGTTAAAGCTATTGCCTGTCGTAAAGGTTACATTATCTCCAGGGCTGAACTGGGGTGTCTGGTCCCCATATAAATAAAACTGACTTGCAGTTGGTGCGGCTAGACTAGCTGGGTGTGCAATAACGGTCTGGGCTGCACCATAGATTGTGTTATAGTTCCAGTCGGCCCAGATGGGTGTAGGAAACAACTCAGTGGTATACCCACATGAGCGTTGAGCACCAGTTGCTTGCCCAGCGTCGTACCATAGCTTATCTTTTACGTTGTAAATGATTGCGTCTGTGCACTCCGTCGCCGTACCTCTAGGATAAAAGAACCAGATCTCATTGTAGCGTGGGACCTTAGTCGCCCACACCTTTTGACGCTGCTCGTAGTTTAGGTTATTAAATAGGTAGTTTATATTTTTATCATTTGGTACTACCGTTACCTGACCATTGTAGGCATAAAACCGGTCAATACCTAACCAGTAGAAGACGCCGTCCATCTCCACAACGGAGTTAGAGGACATGATTGAGATCTGGCTGGAAACAATATCATAGTTCCAATAAATTGGAGCTGTTGCTGCTGTAAAGGTAACACGAATAAGTGAGTCTGTTGCCCAGAATAAACCCGCGGGTGCGTTAGTACCTCCCCGCATAGGCATACCCTTAACAATCTTGGATGACGACACATTGACCTGGTTGGCTAATGGGCCGTTCCAGTCATAGAATGTCTGGTCGCCATAGGTTGTACTGACGTTGTTATTGGCAATGTAACCCGCTGAGCCATAGACAAAGATAAATGGATAAAGCACGCATACACCACCATCAACGCTGATGGGCTTGTATGTTGGCGCGGACCCTGCGCTGTCAGACAGACCAGAGAAGGTCCAGGTGTTTCCAGATGTGGGTGTTATGCCACCAACTAATACCTGAGTTGGCACACCATTATCAATATTGGTTAAATTTAAACCTGGGTGAGCAAACACGGATAGCTGGTTGCCTGATGGGCTGAACTGAGAGTCAAACTGCCAAGTAACCCGATAGTTACCAACGGAAGGATCTGATTGATAATCTAAGTCCCCAGTAAACACAGGCACATTATCTATGTATACCGTTGTCGGGGTACCTATGATGGTACCAGTGGATATATTTACTGTAGTGTTTGGTGTGGAGAATACAGAGGTACTTACTGTGTATACGGTCGGTGTACCTGTCTGGGAAAAGATGATCTTAGTACCCGTTGGAAATACTGTTGTCTGATTTCCAGCGACTACAAATGATGTAGAGGTATTAGACAATAACTTAACGTAGCTTGTACCTGGGAGAATTGTGGCCGTAAATGGGCCACTGCCATCTGGCAATGAGAGGCCAGTGGTAAATATATCGAGCTCTTGGTAGTTACCAGTGAAGATGTAGTTAACGCCGTTATATGGCTGCACGACCATACCGCGGTAGATGCCAACTAGACTATTAAATATCGTGCGGTAGCCACCAATTTTCTTAGGGTCCCCACGTTGAAATCTGCACCATACACCATCGGTGTACTGGTCGTTTTGAAACACAGTACCATCTCTTTTAATACCCGCTGGAACAGCTAAGGAATAAATCTGAGTATACTGTGTGGTATCCTGTTGCTGATTATCAGCGGCCATTAGAACGCACCGCCGCTAATGAGTTGTGCTGTCAGCCTCGCGTTTACTGTTACTAGGGGCTGTGATGGGTTGGTATTATCAATACTAACTAACTGTGTTGAATTTGCTGATAGTCCAAGTATACTGGTACCTACTAGATACATGCCCGTGTGAGTGTCGTTATTAAACGAAAATGAAGGTAGTCCTGCGGTTCCATTTGTTGCATAAAACAAACCAGTAGAGCCCGTTGTCAGTGGGTATAAGTTTACACCATCACTTAACATTGTAACAATACTACCCGCCGTTAATACGAACGGTGGCTGACTTGTGCCTTGATTCTGGAACGTAATGTTATACCCGAGCTGGTTAGTATTATTAACCAAAATATAAATCTGGGTAATTGCTGGTAGTGTAACGGCTAGTGTCTGTGTCCGTGTGCCAGACTGCGCAATGTATGTCTGAATAACTGGTGCAAAGGATACCAGGCTCAGTGTATTACCTACAATGGTATCCACATCGTAGGATGCCGCTGTGAAGGTTACGTTTGGTGCAGTAAGGAAGCCGACAGTAATAAATCCATTGCTTGCGGAGTCATACATAATAAACCCAGAGTCGCCAGGGTTTGCAATGATGGATGACTGACCATTGATTAATGATGGGGATACTGGGCTAATTGTGAGTGAGCCAGAGCCATTATTTCTAAATCCAATGAACCAGCCGGCAGATAGACTGGAAAATATTGGTAAATTAAATGTTCCAGCGCCGCCATTCCATACAAACGTAGCAGCGCGGCTAAGATCATTAATGACTGGAGAAGATGTAACATCTACTAGGTTTTGAGTGGTGGCTAGTTGCCCACCGACTGTTGTCAGCCCTGCACCAGCCAATGAGGCCGCGTCGGCGACAGAGGTGCCCGCCGCGAAGGTAACGTTGTTCCAGACACCGGCGGCTGTTGTGTTATCTACGAGGTACACATACTTAGAGATACCGACGGGAACAGTAAATGACGCACCACTGGTGTAGTCTGTAACTAAGAAAGAAAAAGCGCCTAAGTTGCGGAATAGGATGTCTGAGCCCAGTGTTCCCTGATTGCCTTGTGGCAACGCAATGGATAGGCCAGATGTTGATGCTGTACAGTCAATAATACGAGCAGCAACAACCTCGGCACCATTGACAGTTGATGGCCAGTTTAGTGTCTGGTTTGTGCTAAAAGGCAGCGCGAGGTATGAGACATCAGTTGGTGTTACAGCTGTCCCTGTGAACGGCGAGACGTATACTGGAGTGGTCATATATTAAGGCTCTTGAATGGTTGTGTTGCGGTCTATGCGACGTGAATTGTCTTCTTTTTTCAGTGCGCCAACGGCGTCTGTGTAGAATTGTTTCCACACGGGCAGCTTGTCAATAGCCTTTAAGTAACCCTGTGCTTGCAACAAGGCCCCGTATAACATCGCCTGTGGTGCGATAGCTGTCCATAGGTTTTGTTGATTAGAAGAATCTAATGGTTGAACCTCTGCATAGTAAATAATTTCTACAGGATAGCTTGTATCTGGCTGTGGGGCAAAGTTCCAGTTGCTGTAGTCATAGTCCGCGTAGTATACTGGCTTGCCTGCCGATGACTCAGATAAGTACTGGGCCACATAGTCCTGGCTGCGTAGTAAGACTGGCTGCCCGTTGACCTTCATAGAGACAGTTTTTCTCCAGCGTGCTGGCTTGTTCAGAACAGTTTGGTTCTGTGCAAGATTGGTCTCTACCACAATCAATTGTAGGTAGGTCTTAAGCTCTGCAGCAATTGATGACTCTGCCAGCGCAATCAGATTGGGTATCTGCGCAATGAAGTCAGGGTCATTTCGTTCCATGTACTGCTGGATATTCAGCACAAGGCTGTCGTACGACATTATTACTGACATTTAATTACCTCGTAACCCCAACGTTTTGGATTCTGCATAACTCTGTTATATGTTGTCATATAGTTTTTGTTTAAAAATTGTGATAAATCTTTTATTGTATCAAAAACTTTATTTTCAAATTTTATGGTAACTGCCCCCGGGTTGTTTTTTCCAAGCATGTGTTTTGCGTGTTCTGGACGTTTTTTCCCTAGCAATTTAGCTGCATGATTTGGTCTTTTTTTACCTAAATTACTTGGAGGATTTCCACCACCAACACATATATTCCAACCTGTTTTTTCTTTATGGCGTAACATATTTTCAATAGTAAAACAGTAGTCCGAATCTGCAATTAATACAATTTCTTTAACTAACATATTCCAGCCATATTTTAAAATTGCGTTTTTTAAATGAGTGTTTGTCTCACCGGAAGCATGTGACTTCCATCTTTCTTCGCAATTTTTAGATACACCAACATAGCCTTGACTAAATATATCTGTATGGTCTTTGTGGTGTATCCAATATACTGATGTATTCATCTTGTATAATAGCTGATGTTGGGTTGGAAATAGATAGGTGATTTGTCCCTGTCTTCCTCGCTGGCTTGTAGGAATGCTTTTTGTGCTTGAGCTTCTAGATATTGAACACGTTGCAAATCTACACCGGGTAGTTGTAAAGACATAGAATGTGATAATTGTTTTTGAACACAATTAATCCATCGGTCAGGTACGTAAATCTGATTTGTCAAAGATCCTACATCTTGCATTTGAACCTCAACAATTAACTGAAACATTTGAAACGAGTTATTGGGCACTGGCCAGATGTACATCGAGGGCTCAATGGTCCTATCAAACCAATACTGCAATGAGCGCTGGCTAGGGAACTGTTTATTTGGGAGATTCCAGTAGTCATCGCGATTTAAACGGGCGAGTGGAATGACTTGCTGGCTCGTAGAGAATACGATTTGACGTATAGAGAACGTAGGTGCAACCGTTTCACGCAGCCTGTAGTAAAGGTGCGTTGGTGTTGTGGTGATGTTAAAGTAGGCCCACTCTTTATCTGAGAGTGTTGTAGTCGGTAGTTGCTTTACTGTTGTCCAAGTGATTCCATCTTCGCTGGTCTCATAGGCAAAGTTATATGTTGTTGTGCCAGTACCTACTGCGTAGCCATTAAACCCAACGTAGTAGACAGGCTGTGCTGATTGGTACTGAAGACCAAAATAGTTAGCACCAACTGTGGAGGTAGAAACCAAGGACAGGTTTTGATCAAATACTGCAGGTGAATCTGGATTACTAATAGGCAAGTACTCAGAGGCTGCCTGGTTGATAATGTAGACCCAGTTTGATTCTCGTACATCAATCACTGTCTTAGGTAGGACTAACTGTTGCTGGGCCGTTACGGCGCCAACGAGCATGTTCTCCAACAACCAAAGATTAACACCGAGGTTAGATAGGTTTTGAAGATTGTAAAACAATGCCTGCTTGGCGGCACCAATAAGCTCCGGGGTCATCTCCTCAGCGGTCTTACCGGCGTCACGAAACGCAAAGGAGATCAGTTGATCAACGTTGACTGTTGTATTTCCAGTGGTTCCACTGTACGCCATATTAACGCCCTCTTCCGGCTGCTCGCTTGGTTACTTTGTTTGGTAATTTGCTTGACGCAGGCCCTGCCTTAATAAACTCCTTGGCAACCTTCTTAGGGATGCCAAGGGTTGATTTGCCAGCGGCCGCGGCGTACATAGCGCCCTGTTGGGCTTTTGAATTAATTGGCATATTAGCACTTGCCTTTTACTTTGCCGCCCTTTTTCTGGGTAGGTACAGGGCCAGCTGGGCTTACACCGCCCGGAGCTTGCATTGCTGGTGCTGGTGCTGGTGCTGGTGCTGGTGCTGGTGCTGCACCACCTAAACCACCAGCTAGAGCACCTTGTTGTAGTGCACTAGCACCACCTTGGCCTTGCATTAAAGCTGCAGCTTGAGCGGCTTTACGTGCCTTTACTTTGTCCATTTGGGCCTGAGCGATACGATTCTGCTCTGGTGTTCCCATAACGTTGTTCTTAAGCTGTGTACCAACACCACCAATAGCGTCCATGATGCCACCATCAGCTTTTTTAACAATCTTACCACCACACTTGAATTTGCTCACGGTGCCAGTAGCTTTTGCCTTACGGCCCTTTACAGCGGCGCTTGGAAAGTCTGCGGTTTTACCTGACTCTTTAGACTTGATGTACGGGTCTTTATGACCTGCGGGCTTGCTTTTTTCTTTAGCTACGTCGCTGCCCTTAAAGGCTGGCTTTGCTACGGCCTTAGATGGTGCTGCAGCCTTTTTGTCGCCGGTTACTGGTGTCTTGACTAGTCCACCAGCTTTGTATCTTGGTAATGTTTTAAAGCCGTCCATGGTAATTCCTTGAGTGATTGGTTGAGTAGTCCTACTTATATTAATGCAAAAAACAGGCTATTTACGCCCCTAAGAATAGCGCTCTTTCGCGCTTTCTACGATTTATAAGCACATCTGGTTTGTTCCACATCAGTATGGCGTCAGCTGCACCCTGTAGGTCATTTTCGTTGATCTTCTTGACCACTGTGGATTTCTTAAAATTTGTCTCACCGATATTAAAGCATAGGCTGTACAGGGCGTCGAATTGACCCTGGGTAAGGCTGACCCTCACCGATCTCTCTACGGCCTCGCTACACCACCTTAAATCGCTTCTCAGAAGCTCTTGTACCTGTTCATCTGTTAGGGTCGCGGTGATGAGGTGCTGCTCGTCGGACTTGATGAGATGCCCAACTCCGATGGTCCATAGGCCCTTAGAGTCCTTATAGGCCTTGTTACGGGCACCTTCCTCCTTGGTGATAAAGTCTAGTGTGGATTTAGCGATGGCCATGATGTTCTCTTCAATCTGGGTGTACCTGTCTGTGAAGTGGATCGCTGCAAATATGCCAACTACCCACATCAGTACTACTAATAGCTTTTTCATTCATGCTCCTTACTCTGCATATATTAATGCAAATTGGGGTTTATTATTTATTTAGCGCGTCGTACTGGTCGTAGCAGGCTGCAAGGCCGGTACGGATAATGTCTGCTCTGGCAGCTTCCCTGACAAGAAACTCTGCATCGTCGGCATAAAGGGTTGCCCCAGTTCCACACGATCCAGTGCCGGTGGCTTGGGCGCGACTGGGACGGCTACGCAGCTCGCTAATAGCATCAACGAGCTTAGTATTAATATCACGGATTTGAGCATTCTTTTCACTTTCTATTCTGTCGGCGGACGCTTGGTGCGCTTCTTGGAGCTTTTGTGTCTCAATAGCCTGTTTGGCTTTGTACGACTGGAAGTCCACATCCCGTAGATGCCAGCCAAACCAAATGCTGCCAAGTAAAATAAGAGCTCCTGCTGCCAACTTAACATAAGTGAGTGCCGATAGTGGGAACATTATTGGTCTACGCCTTCTGTAGTTACAAAGCGCAGCGCTGCTACAATGATGCCGATGGCAACAAGAATGATACCATAGTATTTCTCATCAATGACGTTTTGTAGGCTGGAGAAGTTATCCATCAGCGCGCCAAAGACAACCAAAGCGAAAGAGAACCACATAGTCTTAGACTTGTGGATCTGCTTTCTCATTTGTCAGCCTTACCGTCTAGCTTGTCCTCAATCCGGTGTAACGATTTGAGAACTTCATACCATCTGTCATTAAAGTCATCTTTGCTGACATAATGGGTTGGAAGCTCTTCGCGCAGCTTGGCCACGTCATTCTTGAGTTCTTGAACCGCGGTCCAAAGCTCCCTACAAAACCAGCCCAGCACAGTGCAGGCGGTAGGTAGGATAAAGTTCATCATTGACTGGAAGTCCATTATCATTCTTATGTAAGTTGGCGGCGGGTTAGGCCGCCAAGGTTTTTATTGAAGTACTTCCACTTCGGCTTTTTCAACCGGGGCCGCTAGTGAATCTTCTAGCAACTTGATGAAGGCATTCTTGCCTACATTGAGCTGGTCAAGGTTAAATGCTGCGCTGCCAATTTTGCGGTCAAGGTCTACGCAATGATTAAACAGCGTTTGTTGCTCTACTGTTAAATCTTCAAAGTTGTAACTTACATCATTGATGGTGATTTGAGTTTTTTTCGTGTTTTCGCTCATTTCATTCTCCTAGTTGTACTGCGGTTATAAAACTTATGCTGGCAATGTTGTATCTGAAACCCAAGGTAATCCAGCTTCTTGTACAGAATTCTTTTGTGCTTCAATCTGTGCAGTCAGACTCGCCTCTACTGTATCTTTACCAAGTGACTCTTGTACCCAGCCAACGACTTCAGCTTCAGTCAAGTCAGCGTAAGGGATATACGCTTTATCTTCTTGTGTGTAGCCTACTGTGCCGTAAGTTGAAGCAGTAAATTCACCATCTACTGCGTTTACTGTGTAATGAACAGTAACTACAAAGCCGTCAGAAGTAAGTCTGTCCATCTGTACTATATTCCATGTAAACATTATTTAGCTCCTAATTGTGCTTCAAGTGCAGTTACTTTAGCGTTTAGTTCTTGAATAGCTTTAACCAAAAATGGAATCACACCGCTATTATCCATTTGTTGGTAATGAGGTGTTCCATCTTCGTTTACAGCATCTTTTTCGCCAGTTACGCAATTAGGTAATACGGCTTGTAGTTCGTGAGCAATAAAACCATCATCAGGTCTGCCATCTACCCAAGTAAAACTAACTGGATTAAGTGCTTCTACAATATTTAAAGCATTTTGAATTGGTGTTACATCATTTTTTAAACGATAATCTGAAGTTACATTATAAAGAACACCAGTTGTGCCAGCTTGAGTAATAGAACCAATTTGACTTGAATTATAGGCAAATGTTACATAGTTATATCCGCTAGGAGTAGCATTTGGGTGACCAATATTTATTGCGGAAGCACCACCAGGTACACCAAAACAAAAACCATTTGGAATTGAAGAACCAGTTGATGTAGTTCCAATCAATAATTGACCATTAGAGTCAATACGCATCCGCTCTACAGAAGAAGCACTTTGCCACATAAAATCTGCTAAAGCTGGAGATGTTTGTTTAGCAGTAATAAGACATCCCCAATTTGAATCGGAATAAATACTTCCTGCTCCTGTAGTTCCATTTGAGCCAAAAACTAAAGATTGACTTGCTCTTATTGTGCCAGTAACATCTAATTTAACTCCTGGACTAGTAGTACCAATTCCAAAATTACCACTACCATCAAAAATACCTCTAGGATTACCCTGACCATCAGATAACACAATGTAGTTATTTGCTGTACGGATGTCTAGACCGCCTTGATTGCCGTTATAAGCACCAATAATAGTATGGTAATAACCAGTAGTAACATCTCTACCAGCTAAATAACCAAAAAATTGATTAGAACCACTTGTAATTGATGAATAACCAGCTTGATAACCAATAAATGTATTATTTGAACATCCAGCAGAAGCAGAATACCCAGCTTGATAACCTACTGCAGTGCTGTTAGAAGCGGTGGTGTTTGAGTAAAGCGATTGATAACCAAAAGCTGAATTGTTGCTTCCTGTGGTGTTTTGCAATAAAGAAGTAAAACCAAATGCCGCATTTTGTGAGCCTGTGGTGTTAGAAGCTAATGCACTATAACTAAACGCATCGTTTTGACCGCCAGTAGTATTTGCAGTTAAGGCTTTGTAACCAAAAGCATTTATGTTTGCGCCTGTGGTATTTGCGTATGCGGCTTGATAACCTACTGCTGTGTTGTTAGATGCGGTGGTGTTTGAAACTAAAGAACCATAACCAACAGCGGTGTTGTTTGAGCCAGTAGTAAATTGTAATGCTGTAACACCTATAGCAGTATTACTGTTACCTGCTCCTGAGTTTCCTAATGCTTGACTACCCATTCCCACATTATTAGACCCGGTAGAGAAATATCCTGCCACATGACCAAAAAATGAATTTGCATTTCCTACTGTATTACTAAAACCAGCTTGATAACCAAAGAAGTTATTATTAATCCCAGTAGTATTGTTATAACCAGACTGAAAACCCACTGCGGAGCATGAAGATGCGGTGGTGTTTGCGTTTAAAGCAGCGTCACCAAATGCAGTATTGTAATTACCTGTTGTATTTGTTGCTAATGAAGCACGACCCATTGAGGTATTACTTACACCAGTTGTATTACTTTGTAATGCAAAAATACCAAATGCCGCATTTCTTGTGCCAGTTGTATTTGCGCCTAATGCAGAAGAACCAAAAGCATCAATAGTTCCTGTTGTATTAGCGTAACCAGCTTGATAACCTACTGCGGTGTTATTAGATGCGGTAGAATTAAATATTAAAGCATTATGTCCAATAGCTGTGTTGTTTCCACCAGTATTAGATTGGTTTGCACCAACACCAACGCTTACATTTGAACCAGTATTAGCAGTTGAGCCAGAGTTTGTACCTATAGAAATATTATTGTTGGCTGTAGTACTTGCGTATCCAGCACCAGAACCAACGGCTACATTGTTTGCACCAGTTGTATTCAATGCTAAAGCACCGCCACCGCCAACAGCAGTATTACTATTAACACTACCACCACCCTTACCAACAGTAAGACCTGATATAGAGGCATCGTTAGCTGTAGTAAGTGTTGTGCCGTTAAATGTAAGGTTAGCAGAACCAGCCAATAAGCCAGAGCTATTGTATTGAACTTGGGTGTTTGAACCGCCAGCACCACCGATTACAGAAGAGGCTAATACCCATGTCGGAGCAGAACCATTGGACTGCAAAATATAGCCATTAGTACCAATTGCTAATTTAGATAATGCAGTGCCTGTACTGTAATACGGTAAATCACCAGCAGTAAATGAAGTTAATCCAGTACCGCCATAAGAAGTAGTAAGCGCATTAGTTAAATTTAATGTATTTGCAGTTAATGTAGTGCCATTAAACGTAAGATTAGCAGAATCTTGCAATAGCCCTGCTGTACCAGCGTAGGTAACACGACCAGAAGTCAGACCTGAATCTGTTATGGATGTAGAAGTAACTACACCACTAATTGGACCAGCAAAGCCTGTTGAGGTTAAAGTTGTTCCATTAAATGTAAGGTTAGCAGAGCCAGCTAAAGCGCCAGAACTGTTGTACTGCACTTGAGTATTAGAGCCACCAGCACCTCCAATAATACTCGAGGCATTTACCCACTGTGGAGCTGTGGCCCCGCTGTTAACCGTTAGTACTTGTCCCGCCGTGCCAATTGCTAAGGCAGCATGTGCACTTGTTCCTTGACCATACCCTATTGACCCCGTAGCTAAAGTTGTTTGCCCAGTACCACCGTTTGATACCACCAAGGTGCCCGCAACAGTTACCGCACCCGTAGTTGTTGTACTTGGTGTTAATCCTGTTGTACCAAAACTAATTGAGGACACGTTGATATTACCAGCTTTAGAGGCTAGAACTTGAACTGTGCCGGCGTTGTCTTTGTAGTACAACTTACCGTCAGCAATGTTAATGCCAAGCTCACCACTGGTAAGGTTTGCTGCTAACGGGACATTAGTAGCTGTTGCGCTATAATAAATTGAAATTGGTGTGTAGCCGCTTTGTGCCATTTAAAATGTTCCTCCGGATATACCGACGTATTTTGTTGCAGTGATAGTAGTACCTGTTATGGTATTTGCTGTTGTACCACCGATTGCTGGTGGGCTAGATAAATCTAATGTGCCGCCAAGTGTTAAGCTACCACTTGATGTTACGGTGCCTGTTAAAGTAATGCCGCTAACTGTACCAGTACCAGATACGCTTGTCACCGTGCCCTGTGGGTTTGATGCTGTTGTAATCGTAGTTACACGGCCATAAGTATCCACCGTTACAACTGGGATTAGTGTGCTTGAGCCCGTTGTGCCTGCGGTAACGATACCGCTAGTTAAGTTAACTGTTGGTATAGCAGATGTACCTGCCACCGTTAAGGTAGACGATGTGATTGACGTTACAGTACCCTGTGGGTTCGATGCCGTAGTAACGCTGGTAACCTGACCCTGCGCATTTGTAGTAATAACAGGAATTAATGTAGCAGATCCGTATGTCCCCGCCGTCCCCGTGTTGGTAATACTAAACTGTGTGCCTGTTAGGCTTAGTCCTGTACCAGCTGTATATGTGCCCGCGCCAGAGAACTGGACCCAAGTAACTGCTGTAACGCCTAATGTGCCGCCCGGGTCGCTAGTACAGACCCAGCCTGTATCGCCATTAATTGTTCCTTCTTCGACAAACACATAGGCGGAGACTAACTGATTCCAGGTATTGGCGTCTGTGGTGCGAGCCCAAGCAGCTGGATTAGATAAATAGATGCCGTTGTTTGCAGGTAGTGTTTGGTTCTTAACCAGCACACGACTAAGTGACGTTGTAAACCCATCAATCGTCTGCTCACCAGAAAGTGTAATGTTTGCCGTTGTGGCAACTAGTGCCGGTGCCTTGGTGCTTAACCCCTGCGCTATATTATCAACGTACTGCTTGGTTGCTAGTTGTAGTGCGCTTGTTGGGTCTTGTGTTACGGCGACGCTTGTTAGTCCACCAAGTGTAAGGCTTGTTGCACCCAACGCGATGCTTGTTGTTCCAACGGTTAATGTGCTGTTTGTTAACGAGCTGTTACCAATGTTGCTTAGTGTGTTGCTCGCGCCGCTAATTGTCTTGTTGGTTAATGCCTGTGAGCCTGTTAGGGTAGCCACGGTGCTATCAATAGCAATAGTAACCGCCGCCGAACCATTGAAGCTGGTACCAGATAAACCCGTACCAATTGTCAACGCATTTGTTGTGTTGGCTGTTACTGTGGTGCTTCCTCCTAAACTAACCAAGTTACCATTTACTGTGATACTTGAGTTAGTTAACTGGGTGTTTCCAATGCCACTAAGTGTACCACCGAGTGTCAGGCTACCAGTGCTTGTCACTGTGCCCGTGAGTGTGATGCCATTTACTGTGCCTGTACCTGCGACAGATGTCACAGTGCCCTGAGGATTTGCGGCTGTTGTTACCGCTGTTACTCTGCCATACGTATCCACAGTGACGACAGGTATTAATGTTGCGGAGCCCGTGGTTCCTGCTGTAACAATACCAGACGAAAGGTTAATTGTTGGTATAGTGCCTGTTCCAGCGATTGTTAAAGTGCTGGAGGTAATACTGGTTACATAGGTACCCGCTGGCTGTTTGTTGTTAAACGTATTCCAGTCGGTGGATGTTAAATATCCGCTCACCGACGTTGTCGCCGCGGCCATACTAATCGCTGGTGTATTGCCCCCACTACTAACTACGGGGGCCGTGCCTGTGACGCTGGTCACCGTTCCGCCACTTGATGGCGCTGTATTAGTTACTGTAAAGTTAGGGTAAGTACCCGTAACACTAATGCCTGTGCCGTTGGTAAATGCTACTGTCTGGTCCGGGGCCGTATTGGTAATGGTCAACGTACCGCTAGAAGTGATTGGACTTCCCGATACGCTAATTCCTGTCCCCGCAGTGGCGGCCACAGAGGTCACTGTCCCTACACTAATCGAGCCTCCAAGGCTCGTAGCCGTACCGTTGATAGTGATCGCTGAGTTAGCTAACTGTGCGTTTGTGACGGTGCCACTTAAATCCGTTGTTGGTACCGTTGAACTGGCCGTCATGGCCGACGTGCCATTGCCTTTTACGTAGCCCGTCAGAGTTACCACACCAGTACCACCATTAGAAGCATTTAACGTACCACCGAGCACCACAGCGCCAGAGGTTGGTGTGTTTGGTGTAAAGCCCGTCGTGCCGCCACTAAATGTTCCGGTTGCACCAGGGGCACCCGCTGGTATTCCAAAGTTAAACGTTGCTGCAGAACTACTACCTGAATTTGTTACCGTTGGGGTTGCGCCGTAAGGTAATGTTGTTGCTGTGCCCGCCGCAATAGTCGCTGCAGTGCCTGTGGCGCCTGTGGGTCCAACTGGGCCCTGAGGTCCGACTACATTACCACAGTCAACAGTGCCACCAGTGGTGAGTGTCAGTATTAAATGACCTGAGCCATTGATTGTTGCTGAGATATATCCTGGTATTGGGCCAGTCTTTGATGTAGTACCATCACTGTAATAAAACACCAAATAGTTCTGTGCGTCTAGTACGACGTTGGTGATCAACTTGCCGGGGGATACCGCGTTGGCAATCAGGCTAACCTGTACCTGCTTGGTGACGCCCCTCTGAACCACGACCGTCTGCTCATCCCCTGTTAGGGAGATAGCGACGGGTAGTTGTGTGATACTTTGGTCCGCCATTACGCTATTGATCTTTCAAAAGTATAGCCTTTGTGTGTTTTTCTTTTTCCAGAAACGCATCTGTAAACGTGACTGTTATCAAAACCAAAAGCCTCTAGTTCTTTATTTCCGACAAACAATTTTTGTTCCCCGGTTTTTATATTTTTTGCAATAATATTGCCTTTAAAATGTGGATTATTGCTCCCCCATTTTGTTGCTCTAATTTTGTCCTTGGCAGCTTTAGACATTTTATATCCAACTAACCCTTCTCCGCCGGAGGTAATATTGGTAAGATTATTGAACTTTTTAAAATGGGCTATTAACAAAATTTCTTCTGCAAGCGCTTTTTCATTGGTTAAATTATCTGCCAGTATTACAATATTGTAACCGTGCTTATTTACAACATTTTTCCAATATTTGTTTCTTAATCTAGTTTCTTTAGATCTTCTTTTTAACCCTTTTCCAATATAAAATATTGTTCCATCGGGCTTTGTATGGGCATAAACACAAAATTTATTTATCATGTCGTGTAGGTAAACGCCCCGTACGCTGTGCTGTTACCGAACGGAGAAAATACCTCGACGTTGACGATACCAGTGACGGCATAGGCTGGCGTTACTGCGGTGATAGTGGTGGAGTCAACCAGACTAAATGTTGCTACTGTGCCACCAAAGCGGACAGTCGCGACATCGGTAAAGTTACTACCATAGATTGTTACATGTGTGCCGCCGGACTTAGTCCCGGTCGCTGGTGATACTGATCCAACCTTTGGTGCCAGGGTCATTGGTGACGGCACCACGTTGCTCATGGTGTTTAAATCACCCTGAGTATTTGCAGATGGTACGCCCTCAATAAATAAAGCGTTTTGGTTAGTGAACCCGTTCTCGGTCATAATCTGATTACCACCGATTGGGCCTGTAGCAACGGATACATCAGGACGTGGAAAGCGTAGTGCAATGTTTTCAGTCTGACGGGCTGGTAGGCGCCATGGATCAAAGTTATCTAAATCTTCCTTGCATACCCGCATCCCAGGGAAGTTGGGATCGGGCATCAGGTCTACATAGGCGAACTTTCTGCTGCACCGATCACACAGTGCAACAGAAAGTACCGAGTTTCCTCTTGTATCCAAATATACAGGAGGCATTATAGTTCTCCGTTTTTATAGCGTTTTTTAAACGTTCTAATATGTATGCCAAAATGCTCAGCTGCTAATTTTTGTGAAATAAATTCTATTCCGTTTACAAAAACTTTTTTGCCAGGTTTTAGTTTACCAAATTTACTTAAAGCTATTTTATTTTTAGTGTCTTCAGAATGTTGCCAACCATACCCCCTTGTTGCAATTCCTTTTTTAGTTGCTGCTGTTTTGGCTGCAACAATTGGGTTTCGCATTGGGTTTTCATTGCCAAATTTAACATTTGGCATACCACCACCGGGGGCAATGTTCCAACCAATTTCTTTTGTGTTTCTTAGTTTTGATTCTATTTCTAAACAATATTCTTTATTGCCTATTAAAATAATATCTTTCACTAAATTATTCCAACCGTATTTTTTAACAGCATTTGTTAAAATTGGGTTTATGTGTGTGTTTTGATTAGTTTGTGATTTGTGTTTAGAAAATCTTTTTTCAGTATTATTGGATACACCGATATAACCTTGAGTAAACAAGTTATTATGATCTTTATGGTGTATCCAGTATACTTGATACATCTAGTGCCTTAAGCCGACTGGCTATCGTTCTTGATTAACTTACCAGCTACAATAATACCTACTGCAACAGAACCTGTGCTAGTTGATAGCTGCCATTGAATGTCAGTTTTTTCAGCGTAAGCAAATGGATCCGTTGGTCTAGTAATTGTATAAATAGCAACAAATGGTTGTTGTAGTGCTACAATTTTAACACCGTTAGTGTTGTTAATTGTTTGTACTTTGTAAGTTAAAATTGTTGCGCTAGTGTAGCTGTTTGATGAATTAACTTCAACTTGATCTAAGTAAAAAGTATAACCCGCTGGAACAGTGTACACGGTGCTTTGTGATTTACCAATACCGATATTAATCTGTGCAACAGTATTGCTAGATTGTTTAGCGGTGATAGTGCCGACGTTAGTATTTTGGCTTGTGCCTGCGGATGTTAGTACCATGCTATTAATACGTAAATAGCTATTAACAGTTGTTACACCAGTGGTACCATTTAGGGCAATAACTTCAGATATAGGTGCAAAGTTTGCATCTAAACCAGAGATTAAAACCTTTGCAAGCGTGTCATCAGAGGCTGAGGTACTCACTACAGTCATTTGACCTGCAACTGTCGGGTATACATAAGCAGCAGCATTTTCCCAAACAGCAATAGGTGTAGTTGTTACAGCAGCTTGATAACCAAAAATACTTAGGATTTGGTGGCCCATGATTTGATTGCGTGAAACTTGCAAGTCAAACGGCTCGTAAGCGCCTTGGACGGTTACGGAATGGGGTGGGGATGTATACGGATTGTAGGCGTTAGCCATAGGTTTCTCCTAAAAGTTAAAGGAGGCGGGTTGCCCCGCCGTCAATATTAGCTGTTAGAAAGACCAGAACCATAGGCAGCAATAGAACCATCATAGTTACGTGCTGTGTAGTCAACAGAGATTGTACCGCCCAAAGAGCCGCTTGACAATGTTGTTACAGAAGCCGCAGAGAAAGTCAATGTAGCGTCCAGTGTACCAATGTTTTCGATGATAGCCGCAGTTGCTGCAGTAGCTGTGAACGCACCAGCGATACGGCCACCAGCTGCTGTTGGGGTTACTGTACCAATAGCGGTAGTGGTAACAGCGCCAGTTGTTGGGTTAGTTTGGCTGATAGATACAGTGATAACGCCGCCTACGAGGCCACCAGCTGCTACGTCTTGATACAGTGTAAAACCTTCAATAATAGCGCCAGCTGGCAATACGAATGGGGTTACAGTTGTAGAACCGAGGTCGGCTGTTGTTAAGGTAGTAGCTGTACCGGTTGTAGTGGTGATTGGGTTTGTGATGTAAGACTGTTGGCTAATACGGGCTGCGCCAGTGTTGTCTGGAAAAATAGTACCATCGTTTGTAGGGTTGTTACGCTTAAAAACGCGTAGGGGGGATGTAAATGTGCTTGACATTTGGGTGTTTCCTTATCTTAGTGGGTATCCCAAGCTGTCTCTAAGTCGTCTCACCGGGAAGTGTCGGCGGTCAGAATGGGATTAATCTTCCTATACATATTAATGCAAAATAAAGGGATATTCCGCCCTAAACTACGAACTTATTCGATTTTTTGGAGTTGTCTGAGCCAGGGATGACTCTGAGATTGGAAAAGACATGAAGACCTGATACTTTTTTACCCTGCAGTGGGATAATGTGGTCTACGTGGTATGGCTCGCCAGATGCTTGAGATAGCATATTGGCTAGTTGATACTTGGCTATAATAAGATGTGCGTGGGGGCCCCAAGTTGGAACTCTTTGCAATAACGCTGCCTGGCGTTTACGTGTACGAGCTAAATGCATTTCTGGGTGCTTTTTGTTGTGAGCATTTGCTCTAGCAATTGATGCTGATTTTATATGAGGTTGAGAACCCCATTTTATTTTATCTAATCGTTTGCATTCAACACAGGTTCTATTACTTAATAATTTTTCAGTAATATGGCCATGTTTACATGGCTTACCAGTAAAATACCGGGTTAGCTTTTGTTCAATGGCTTGTTGTCTGGAAACTATTTTCATACATATATTAATGCAAAAAACCCAGCTTTTTGGGCCGGGTTTTTTGCTTTTTTACAACTTTATTTTAAAGCTGATTACAGACCTGCTGTACCGAAGATGTTACGTGCATCGTGCCATCCAGTCGCGTAACGCTCGGTTGCTTTGTAACGCATGGAGTCAGTTTCAAAGTCTCCTTCCATAGATTTCTCTAGGTTACGGCGATTAACAAGCATGAGACCATTTTCAGCGTCGGTCTGAACCCACCAGGCTTTGCTAGAGGACAGACGTGTAACCACGTGTGTACCTTTAGGCAACATGCCTGTTGATTTGATAGGGTTCAAATCGTTGTCAGCTGTACCAGAACGGAGTACAGATTTGAGGATAACCTCAGCCTGGAACTCGAGTGCTGGTGGAACAACTAATTGTTCAGCCTTGAGACGAATACGCTTACCATTGTTGTCAATAGCGCCGCGGATTTGAATCAACATCTGTTCAACAGAAGTTTGTGACAATGAAGCTGCTGTGGATAACTGGTTTGAGTATGTCAAACCGTTAGCTACAGGGTGAGCTGTATTGATCAATGTAACGCCATCGCCACCAACGTAGCCAGTTGTGAACGCGAAGTTCAACAAGTTAGCACAAAGGGTTTCTTTGGTTTCAATCATAGACTGAGCCAAGTGTTTAGCGAAGGTGCTACCGATACGGATGTGATCGCCGTCTTCCATCAATACTTTGGTCAAGGCATAAGCCAAGCCATAGATTTGGTAGATGAAACGGGTGATGTACAATGTACCACCTTGGTCATAGCTGACAGGAGTACCGTCAGGCATGGCAGGTGCAGCATTCATACCGAAGAGCATTACTTCTTCGTGATAGTTACGTGGAATACCTTGGATCTGTTCTACAAATCCTTTCCACTCGTCGGCGCGTTGTTCATACACACCATCAAAGACTTCGTTGATAATCGGTTCGACTACCGCACGAAAGTCGGTACTACGCATTGGGGTTGCCATTTGCTATTTCCTTTCGTTAATTAGATCGAGACCGAAGCGGCTGCAAACATGTTGTTTGCGATCTGTACTTGAACAATCGTGTATGTATCACCCCAAGCATTGTTGCTGCCTGCTGGGTATGCTACTTCACGGCCTAATCCAACAACACGTACTTGACCTTGTGCACCAGCTGCAACAGGAGTTGCCAAGAGAGCTGTAGTAGAGAAGCCTGCGCCACCTACACCAATAGCTGTACCATCAGTTACGAGGGAGCCGGCGGTTGTGTCAAAGTTGTATTGTGTACCAATAGCTGCAGTTGTTACTGAACCATTAGCTTGGATCTCATAAACCAACTGAGGATCAGCAAAGATCCAGAAGATGATCTGTGTAGACGCATCCAAAGTTGTCTTCAGAGCATACTTAGCTACTGAACGACGACCATCGGAGTTTGTGTACTCTACGCCATCAAACACGCCATAAACACGGCTGATTGAAGTTGTAGATGCTGCTTGTGCTGCTACGGTTAATTGACCTGAAGCTGTCAATGCTACTGGTGTGTACTGGTAGAACGCAACTTGCGCGCCAGACAACGAGTAGGGAGCTGTGTAAGTCGTACCGGGATTGTATGTGTTAGTGCCAACGAATGGCACTGCACGATCAAGACCGCTAGGATGATACACTGGCTTCAGACCAAAGGGTTTAAATGTTGTGGACATTTATATTATTTCCTTTGTTATTTTTGAAGAATGTTATTGGAAACGAATGTTTTTGTTATTCGCTTTTGCAGTATCTTTTTCCATCTCCAAAAGACCGCCCTCAAGAACTGAACGTCCACCTTTATTACCTTGCGCTGTGTCGCGAACCTGCGCTGTAATATTGCGTTGATGTTCAAGCGGATCTTCCAAATGGAGCATCCGCATTACTTCTTGATAGATATCCTCTGGTAACTTAAAAAGTACCATTTCGTTACAACTAACACAGCCTTCAAACTTGCCGGAGCTCATTTTGCCTAGTCCTTCAAAGCCTTTTCCGAGATCGGAGGCTTTAACTGGCTCATAACCCAACGCCATACGTTTGTCGATACTGTCGTAAGTGTTGGTTGTTGACAACCAACATAAGTGCATTCCAGGAATAATGCCACCTGGAAGATCTGGCAACGCACTATTTGCCCACTTGTCTCTAAACGCATCAAGGCGTTCACGACGTGCAATGTCATCAGGAGCGGCCGTTGTAGCGCGCTCGGTTACTTCTTGTGCTCTGTCGGCCATGCGGTCGTCTAAGTCACGTTTAATTCTTGTATTTGCCATGATAATTATTCCTTATTAGCGCGGTCATACGTGGCGTATGCGCGGATCATTTTATTTCGTTTAGTTACATCGTCCCACGAACCAGCGTCTTTAATGGCCTGTACACGCTCACGGCTTAGTGTGATTGTTCCTGGCTTAACGCTTGATTCATTTGCTACTCGGCTGGAGGCTGTTGGGCCCGCTGAGCGCTTTGCTTGCTTTCCACCTTGCGATGTATAGCGGTGTGGTAAACGTGCGGATAAACGACTATCTAACTCATCCCAGTACTCAGGGTCACTTGGATCCCATCCGTCTGTGGCGAGTTCTTGATCTATTACCTTGGCAATTCTACTATCTGTATCTCGAGCTTGCGGATCGTACCAGTTGTTCTTTTTAAGCCACTTTGTTGCATTGGCTTGAACCTCTGTACTGATCTCGTTAGGCACATTTTGTTTAGGTGTCTTTGCCTGCTCGAGTTGTTGTTTTTTGTAGTACTGTACTTGTTGCAGACGCTGTTTGGCATCTGTCAATTGCTCCAAGTACTCTACCTGACCTGCCGCGTCGCCGTTTTGAGCCGCCTGCAACATCTTCATTTTTGCATATTCAACGCGGGTGGCTTCATCTTCCACCTGTTTGTCGATTTGTGCGAACTGATATGATGCCGCGGTGCTCTCTACAGCAGCCAAACGTCGAGCAAGCTCTTCATTTCGGCGTTCAAGCGTTGTAATCTTGTTTTTAGAGGTAAGATCGCGCTGTCTCTTTAAATCTTTCTTAAGTCTGCGCTCTTCACGACGTGCCTCACGGATTTTTTCGCGTTCTTCATCAGATTCGGCACCTTCGTCGTCATCTGCATCTTCTTCTGCGTTATCCTGAGCATCTTCGTCATGCTCTTCTTCTTCTTTTTTGTCTTTTTTTGGTTTTTTGGTTTCTTCGTCCTCAATTTCTTCAGGAAAATCTACCTTTGCAAGGAATGAACCATCCTCGCGTTCCTTAATAGGAACATCTTTTTCATTTTCTGCCATACATACTTTCTTTTTTACAAAAGTTAATCAACAAACGCCTTCATTTTCTGTGCGTATTCAAAAGATCGAATACGAGAAATGATTTCACGGGCCTGTAAGGTAATGAACACCACGGGTGCTCCCTCATCTCCTGCGTCAACCACAAATCGGTCACCGCCGTACTTAATTGTACGTACCAAGTCGCCTTCTTTACACCAAGGACCTTCAATCCAGGGGGTTAAGTCGTCTAGGTTTCGGTATGCCAAAGGTCCAACCTGGACAACCTTAGCTACAGTCTCATTAAATTTAATCGTTTGTGTGGTCTCATCTACAAAAATGATCCCGCCTTTACTTGCTGTTTTAGGGCGTCTTAGTTGAACTAAAACTCTATCTCCAGCTACTTCAGTTCCATGCTCTACAACCGGGAAACATTCTTCTTCGGATCTAGTATCTGGTTCTTCTTTTGCTCTAACATCAAATGCTGCCATTCGGCTGCCTCCTATAACCTTTACAGGTCGTCTTCGTCTTCCGTCAAAATCTCGTTAATAATGTTCAGTATCTCTGAAAAACCTTCATGTCTTCCAACTAGGCGTTGGTAATCCTCAAAGGAGTTTACATTATTTCCAGCGGTGACGGCTTCCGCTATTTTCTTTTGTTCGTCTCTCGTACGAGAGATAATTTCACTAATAAAGTCTTTCATACTTATATTAATGCAAATAGGGCAGTATTCCGCCCCAATTTATATTAATAAAAGTTACCTGTCTTAACTTCTTTTAAATTTTTGTCTGGTCCAACTTTGCTGGAACGAACTTTGTTTTGATTAAGTACTGCGTTGTTAGCACGTTTAGAACCTGAGGTTCCTGTGTCTACTTTAGCTGCTGGACCGCCGCCAGAACTTTGAGTTCCAGTCATTTTGTATGTTTTACGGAAGCCTAATTCGCCGCCGTCTTGTGGGTTTTTTGCCATTATTGTGCTCCTGGTGTGGTAGTTGGTTGTGGTGCTGATGCTTGTTGTTCTAATGCCTGTTGATGCTGTTGATCATTTTGTTGCAGTTGTTGACCGTGTTGTTGCGCAGCCAATGCAGCTTTTTGCTGTGCATCAGCCTGTTGTTTAACTTGATTTGCCTGTACCTCAAATGCCTGCTGCTGTACTGTTAGTCCATGCTGGCGTATGTCCTGATCCGATGCAGCAATGGCCTGCATTGCGGATTGGTTTTGCTCATGGTCTAGTTGGGCCTGTTGTTGATCCATCTGAGCACCGGCTGATATCATAGCAATACGCTCTTTTGCGGCGTTATTGATGTTTGCCATTGCAATATCTGTGGCGTTGCGTTGGTTATCAATGTTCGTCTGTGTGGAGTACTTAGCCTGTAACTCTTGAACCTGTTGTTGAAGTCTTGCAACCTCAAGCTGGTAGTTCTGTTGGTCCTGTTGCATCTCCAGCTGCATCTTAGCCTGTGACTCTTGTGTCTTGCGCTGGGTCTCAGCCATTTGAGTCTTAAGAATAACCTGTGCTGTTGGGTCTGAATTAGCGGCTTGTTGTTGCTGAGCCTGTTGGGCCTGTTGAACTTTTTGGGCCAAGGTTGAAATTCTTTGTGAAAATTCAGACATATTTTCTTTAGCATCCTGATCTACCATGTGCGACGCCAATGCTAAGGCCTGTTGTGACTCTATGTCTAGGGCGTTTTCTTGATGTAGATTAAGTGTATCTTTACCGCCTGATGCTTGTGCTACGTATGATCGCATTGACTGGAGGTAGTGCAGTGTTAAATGCTGCTTGATATGGTCGAGTGCATGTGGAGCAAATACTGGCCCAATGACTGGGCTTCCACCATACGCTGGATTTTCTGCATACTCTAGGTGGACCTTAATGTGTGAGATGTGGTCTTGGTCTGGGTAGGCCGCGGCTGGTCGTCCCATTGTCATGGAGACATTCTCAAGCGCTGGGTTAGACTCAGAGGCACCTAACGGATTTGGCAGTACTTCCTCTACTGATGGAATCTTTAGCTGGTGTAGTACGCGGCGGTACACGGCACGGATATCAAACATCCCCGGAGGCGCGGAAGAGGCCATCTGTAAGAGTGCCTGGTTCTGCGCAACACGTTGTGATTCGGAGAATATGTTAGGGTCAGATACTGGACGTACATCAGAGTTGTACGCAAAGTCACGTACCTTAATCTCTGTTCCGGACTGGTTGTCCATCTCATCTAGGTACCAGTGGTTGATACGTGAGATGATGGCAAGAGATTTAGCCTGTGAGCGATGCAGACGGGCATGAATAGAGGAGAATACCTTGGCACCCTGCTCAATAAGCGCCTGGGTTGTGCCAACGGGCATGTTGTTGTTTGCTTCGCCAATTTTTTCTTCGGCGGTAGTTACTACACCTTTAGCTGCGTCTGTTAAAAAACCTAATAAGTTAAACAGTACAGAAGACGGTTGGTTAAACGGCATCGGCATCGCGATCTTACGTACATCATCAACACCAGGTGCGCCTTCAATCTCTACAACTTGCGTTGGCTCGATTCTATCAGACTGTCCACCAATTCTTCCACCTTTGAGCTTAAGTAGCGTCTGGCTGTTGTTGATGTGCGCAGCGTCAAGTAAAGCACGCAGAGCGCCGGTAAGAGCAGCAGATAGCCCACCAATAAGCTGAGGCAGTCCAATGGCGTAAGCTCCACGCCAAGGAATAAATTTAAACTCGACAAACCAGTCCAGTTTTTCCAGTTTTTCATCGTTACATTCCCAGTTGCGGTAGAGTGCTAATACTTTGGATGTTGTCTCATCAATAGTTAGGATGTACGGGGCGCGTCGGCCTTCTGTTTCTGTATCGTCATCTAAACGCATGAAACAGGTTACTTCATAAATACGGCGTAGACCATCAATGTTTTTAGATGGCTCTTCTTTGCCCTCGATCTTATTGTTAGCCTCTTGTGAGCGAGTCTGTTCTGTTAACGGGGCATCTGATGTATAGTCTGAGTCAATATCAATGTAGATACCTGCCTCGATACGTTGTAAGAATGTATCCTCTGTAATGTCTTGTACTTCAGTTACACGTTGCGCTGTGTAAAAGTTTGTAGATGAATACGGAAGGAGTATATTGTCAATTGGGACCCACTCACATGTTGGTCTTGCTTGCTCGGCGTCATAGCGCCATTTAAGGAACTGAGAACCGCCTAGTGGGAGTTGGGTCAGCAACTGCTCCATTTCGTCGCGGAACTCAGGTATTTGTTCTGTGAGCTGCCAGTTCATAAATTCTACTTTACGATTAGCAACTTCTTCTTTTGTTCTGTCGGCTGTGCCCTTGATGTTTGATTTAACAATTCCATCGGGTGGCAATAATTCTTTTGACGATGATGCACCAAAATCTACGCAGCTTTCTGCCATGACTGGGTGCACAACCTTAGAGGCACCATCAAATGTGGCACCACCGGGTGCGTCTTTACCGAGACCAGTGCGGCGAAGACCCTCTTCGTATTGTTTGTCTCGTTGCTTACGTGACTCCCGGTCAACGTCAATGTAGTCTAAATATTCATTAGCAAGTTCGTTTAAATCGTCTTGGTCAAATACACCGGCTAAGTTTGCATAAAATTCTGGGGAGTCTTTTGGACTAGATTTTGGCATGAAGTTTACAATAACCGAGCCATCATCATTTTCAATGACCTCTTGCTCAACTTCGTCTTCGTCTAATCCAAGGGCGTCCTCAAATTCTTCCATCTCGATGTCTTGGTCTTTGGCGTCATGGATTTCATCTTCCCGGTCCTGCATAGGTAGATTGTTGCCTGCTTGAATCGGAAGTTTTGGATTTGCCATGTTTATTGGTTTTGTTCTATTGATTTCATCCAGTCTGCTACAGCCTGGATTTCATTGAAGGAAGCATTGCTTTTAATTGTATTTGCTTTAAAGGATATCCAAGCCACATTACCTTTAATATACCCCAATTTGGGATTAAATTTATCTAAAGACGGAGAGTTATCTGTGGCCTTACCATTTCTTTCAGTCCAAGATAATGTTATCCCTAAAACGGGGCAAATATCTTGAGCAAGACTAAATGCGTATTCGGAGTCTATTTCAAACACAACATTTTGTTTTTTAGATTCTGCGCGTCTTTGGTTTATTATTCTGTTTACATGCCCGCGTTTATCTTTCATTTTAGCATCTTTTTTAAAATTTGTTTGTTTATTTTTACAAATTCTACACCAAGAAGCTAATCCATCTTTTGTATGCTTATGTTTTCCAAAGTTGTCGGATAATAAATCACATTTTGTACATTGTTTCATTTTAACTCCCGTAAGTTGAATAGTTGGAAGCTAGTTTAGGTACGGGCCTAAACGGGCGCTGCAGGCGCTTTTTACTTCCTATTCATATTAATGCAAAAAATGAGGTAAATACGCCCCATTTATTAAAATTATTGTGAATAAGGGTTAGAAAACTTTCTAGCAGATATGTCATCTGAATAATCATAGTCGCGAGCAGGAAGGAAATCTAATTGAATCCAACCAGAATCCCTTAATATTCTCAAGGCTTGGGAAAGACTATCAACATAGTCGTCATGGCCTCCGGCTTCTGGAAATGAGCACACTTGGCGAAGAAATCGCTTAGCCCACTCGGCAAAGTCACCTTTGATTTTAGAATCTTCTGGTATGTAAACCTTTCCCTTGGCAACGAGGGGCGCGACAATGTTAAGTCTTTGAACCTTATCAGCACGTTGTGGATTGTAGCCCCTTACAGGCACCCCGGAGCCCTGCAGTTCCTGGATGAGGGATATACCTGCGCTCTTGTCCTCCATGAGTATCAGGTCGGCTTTACGGCCCTTAGCGAAGGTGTTATCAGATCCGTACACAACTTCTTTGAAGTCATCAATTACTTTACGTCGTAGTTGTGGGTACGCAAGGTGTTGGTCCCATGCGTCCAGTAAAATAATGGATGTCCCCTTGTCTTCTTGTTCAAAAATTCCCCATACGGTACATGCGGTGGGGTCATTCATTGTTTTTTCGGATGTTGCTGGGTCATAGGAGGCAATGACGTACTCTAGCTCGGGGGTTGGTTTGTCTGCGGGCCACATCTTAAACATTTTACGTTTGATGATACCCGTTGCTTCGGGGTCAAGGATCTGTCCATAGATCTCCTGCCTTCCAATATCTGTTCCCTCATACGTCTCTAGCTGCTTGAAGAATGTCTCTGATAGGTTGTCCCGGTTGTCGTATGATGAGGCATTGACGACGTAGACATCCCCTCCGACCTTACCCTCGTTGAGGTCAACGATGAGCTCTTTAGGTTTTGGGGTGGTGGTAATAATTTGCTGCACCCTGGGGATTCTGGGGTCTTTGAGTCGGAGGGTAAACTGGACGCCGTCGTAGGCTTGGTCAAGGTAGTCAAAGGCGCAGAGCTCGTCAAACCAGGCGCCATGGAACTGCTTGCCGCGGTAGCGCTCCGGCTCGGAGGCGGGGATGCCTTGAATGATGGATCCGTTGGTGAGGGTGATCTCAAACAGGGATTTGTTGTAGTCTTTGATGAGGCTGGCGGGGATGATGTTGAGGAGTCCTGAGTCTCCCTCGAAGCAGGTAGCCCGAATATCATTTGAAGTGGGTGCCGTGACAAGCCAGCGGGTTCCGCTGTACTTCCAAGCACGAATACCAATCCAATGACTAGCAGTGTGTGTCTTGCCAGAGCCGCGGCCGGCAAGCATAAGGAATGTATCATACTCTCCATCTTCTGGTTCTTTTTGGTGTGGTAGTGCCTGCAGGGACCATTTGACTTGCCACAGTGTGGAGTCTAGCTGTTGCTTGGGCCAGTGTTTATGGGCATCTGCGAATTTACTTAACGTAACTTCTTGTTTTTGTGTTAAAGACATGATATAAAACCTTCCCCGACTAAGAAGCTCTTATCAGCCCCCTCGGTTTCTATATGAACACACAGCTGTGGCTCAATTTGTTTAATGTGTTCAATGTACCGCCGGGCCTGATGGACTTTTATTTTTGGTGAGACCTGGTGGTCCATAAGCTGCAAACGGCTACGAAATGAGAACACATACTCGTTGTTATCTTCCCTGTAGTACATTGATGTTTTAATTCCAAGGGATTCTACAAGCCCCTGTATCTGCCGTATAAGTTGATAACTTTTTAGGGTAATGGTAAACCTATCGTTTTTTAAGTTGTACCATCCTCTTTTGGCGTACAGTATACCAGAGAGCAGATCAATTCTTTGATCCATAGATCCTAGTAGGTAGTTATCTGGGATGTTGGTTGGTATTTTACCAATCAGCTGCATTTCAACTCTAGGCTCGGTACTATAGACCATGCGATGGGTTTTATGACAACGCTGCTGGGTTATCAGGTACCCCCGGTCTTTTAATTTTTGAGGTATTATGTCTTTATATGCCTTAGGGGATCTGATATGGTTTGTGGCATTTTTGTTTATAAACCAGTACCCAAATACGAATGGGGGTACTGGTAGGTCCTGGTGTGGTAAAGCTAAGGGTTTAGTAGACGGGATGGAGTATGCTAGTTCCTTGTCTTTTATTTTTAAAGATGTGCTTTGTAAAGCCTCGATACTCATAGGTCTTAATGGTCTTCGAAATTTAAAGAAGCCCTTATAGGTTTGTAACCTATTTCGGTATTTTAAGTTTTCTGTGGGAAATGCCAGGTTTTTGTCGCCTGAGATAGTCAGCCCGTCAGATAGGGTGACCCTGTAGCAATCCTGGGTGTGGTACTGCTGGACCAGTGTAACCTTAGTAGGTTTTCCGTTGTGGTCAAACAGGTAGTCACCAACCTCAATCTTGTAGGCTGGCTTCCAGTAGTTATAAGTTAAGACTTTTTCTGTTGCTAAAATCGCCATGGAAGTTTTCTCGGACCCAGTGGTCCAGCCAGGGCCCTAACGGCCCCCGAATATTATCTTGGATTTTAAATGGCAGCTTGGCTATGTTCATTATTTCCTTGGTGCAGTTTAGCCTAAACTGGATGTACTTTGCCGTCTCGTTGTCCAGTATATCCACTGGCACATCCACTGAGTCAAAGTTGTACAGGTCACATACCAGTATCCGCAAGCCTTTAAACTCACCGGCGGCGTTCTCTAACGCGCCTTGGATTTGGTATACATACTTATCTGTCATACTTATATTAATGCAAATAAATAGGTAAAGCGCCTCACCACGGGAAAAAATAGCTTGACTCTGTCCCCTTTTGTATGGGTAGTACTAGAAGCGCGCTGTTTTCCAGGTTACCCCCACCACTACGTTTATTATTTTAAAAAATTTTAAAAATGATAAAGTAAGGGGTACTACCCATACTACCCTGACAAATGACTACTTTTAGTTATATAGAAATAAGTCTATATATCATTATTCGTATATAGAATGTATTTTTCAAAAAAAAAATTTAGAAAAACGGGTTTTTGCATGGAATTATACAAAACTCATGGTCTATGGGGCCCCCGCCGGCCGGTCAGTCCACGGGACCCAAATTGGGGTATGTGGTATATAAACAACACCCCACCAAGGAAAGCATGCTTGAACGTGACACATTGGCACATAGCCCCGCGCCCTGCCGAGCAGAGTAGCCCACACAGTCTATGCACCACATTGGTGCACTAAGTAAGTGAGTACTCACTGGGGCGCACCACATTGGTGCATGATGTAAGTAAGCACTCACTCCACATAGCCTCGCGCCCAAACGTTTCACATTGTGGTATGCTATCTCACAATGTGAAACGCAGACCAGCGCACCAATGTGGTGCATGATGTTAGTGGCTACTAACTTAAGTGGCACTAAGGGTATGTACCTATTGACGGATAGGAGGCACGAGAAGGGCTCTGTGGGTCGAGTGGCTATGAGGTGAGGGGGTAGCCTAGGGTGTGCACTGATCGCTTGCCTACCATATACTATAAAGGCTCACAGGGCACGCGTACGCGAGGAGGCAGACTGGTGGGTGGACGAGTGTTGGCTATTAGTCACTGTGTAACCCATCCCACTATCTACCACATAACCCCACAGTTTAGTCAAGTATTAGTATCACCATCTAAGCCAATAGATATAAGGCATACAAACTATTTGCATTTAGTTGTTGCCATTCCATTGCAAGGTCGTTATATTAGATACATAGGAAGTGCAGTGGCTAATCCACTTAAGAGCCGACTAAGTACCAAGCTCTCTAATCATGTGGCAGATCAGGTGCATAGGTGCCTGTGCTCTCAGCCTAGACAGTGGCAAGGGGAGCTAAAGAAGTACCGACGGCGCTAAGTAATCGCAACAGTCGGACGATAGTAGTGCTCAGAGCTCATTACAATGTAGTGAGCTCGAGGCAGTACTAACCATATACAATAAGGACTATATGTACACAATCAACATCGGACTTAATAACCCGTTTATCGGCAATACTAACAGTGTGGACAAGACCTTAGAAGTCGCGCTGGTATTTGTGCAGGACATCGTTGCACTGCGTGTTTCTTATGATCGCGACGAGCCTACAGTCATCATCCAGTACATCAGCCACAAGGGCTCGCTGGCCGTGCTGGCAACGGCACTGGATCAGGACTGCGTGGCAGTGTTTGACCATGAGCTCGGTAAGGGCTCGCTGATCGGCGACAAGGCAGAGCAGTGGGGCGAGTTTAACCCCGAGTATTTCCAGTTTATCTGACAGGTCGAAACCACGTTGACGTGGTCTATACTTTTATAGTATACTGATGAGACCATCACATAAAGGACTACCATGACAGATTTTTTAATTGCGTTGTTAGTAATTATTCCAGTATTACTTGCATTCACCACTTCAAAATAAGGAGTAGCTATGAGCCAAGAAAGAGGTTTGTTGTACTTAACTACGAAATCATTTACAAGGACTAACATTATGAATACAGATAAAGCAATCGCCAAGTACGGCAGTATGAATTATGAATCCTTGTATCACGACTTTATTGCATACCGGCACCCTGAGTGCTACGGCAACGAAGACAGAATGTTTAATAACTGGGAGCGAGGCTTTGCCTTTGATGAGTTTGCCGAGTTCTTAGACTTAACTTTAGATCAATTATTGGAGGCAGTATGAAAACTTTTTTAGATGTCCCAGTTTTTACTTTTTTCTATACGACTGATGGTCAAAGGTGGTTTAAAAGATCGACCAAAACGGCTCAATCTGCTCCTTTAAACAGTGACGAAAAAACACCTAGTTTATATTTCAAAACAAACACGGAGGTAGTATGAAACGCAACCACAGACTGGCATTTAACGCACTCAAAAAGATCGGCGCTCCAGTGTACGAGCGCAGTGACATCGAGAATTTTCAGATCAGCGCCGAGGGTATTTACGACTACTACGACCGCGACACAGTGTGGGCTGACTACTACGACGGCTATCGGATACTGGACTGGGAGTTTGGCATCAACCCACTGATCACCAACACCCTGCGCCGGTATGGACTGCACGCAGAGTGGATCAATGCCGGCGAGATCGGCGTATATGATTGACAATGACCGGTAAAGGTCGTTATAATGGATGGACTAACACAAGAGGAGCAACACCATGGCAAGATCACTTAATTCAATATGCAGGGCACGCGACGAGGCGCGCTATGTATCACGCACTTGGGGACGTACACCAACAACGCCCGATGTATCATACCCAATCCAGTACACTAAGCCGGTGGAGTCACCTGATGACATCATCGGGGTGTGCAAACCAAACCCAAACACACTGAGCGGTATGGGCATCGTGTACATGACACGTCGCCAGTACGAAGAGGAGAAGGCATAATGACTAAGAGATACGAGGTACAACACTACACGCTATGCGACGGCTGGATCAATACGTGGTCAGACTATGACGAGGACGGCAACGAGACACCTAGCACGTACGATAGCTTTGAGGATGCGTTAAACGAGCTCGATAGCTTTTTGGACGACGAGCAAGAGGCATTCGAGGAGGGCAACATTGAGAGCCCATACGACAGAGACGAGTTTAGAATAGTGGAGGTAGAGCATGAGCACAATTAACCACCTGTGGCGTGCCGTACAGATACTACGTGACGCCTACGAGGATGAGATCCAAGATACGCTAGAAAGAGAAGGGCAGTGGACTTGGAACCTAAAGAACTGGACTATCCAATTTTATGAAGAGGATAATTATAAAAGCATCACTGCCTACAGGGCTAAGGACGAGCTCACAGACTGGAGCGACTACATAGCACTGGAGCAATTTACAAGAAAATGGGAGAAGATAGCATGACAACATACACAATCAAACTCGAGGTACGGCTGGACGACGACGGCTACTTGCTTAAGTCACCATGGATATACGAGGCTATCCAAGAGCAGTTACAGGACGGCGAGGCGATTCTTGAGTATGATGTACACCAAGTAGAGGAGACAGAATAATGGGTGCACTGTACGACTTACTACTAGCAGACCAGTACCGCACGACCATCTACGCGCATGATGAGAATGATGCGTGGGAGATCGCCAATAGGTGGTACAACAACCCCGAGCAGGCCAAGATTAAACTACATGAGGAGCAGGTATGAACAAGTATATCGAAGAGCTATTGACCGAGATGCTATTTGATTTTAATGACTTAGCGCTGGGCAATACATACAAGGACGTAGGCTACGACACCAAGAAAGAGTTTTTTGAAGAGATGAGCAATAAAGTAAATGAGCTATATTCTAGGCTATCAACCGAGGAGGCAGTATGAAGACATTTAACATGATTGAAATTGCCGTAGAGGTAGCACATCAATTACCTGATAATGAAAGCCATAGCGATGTACCGCGTGCAGAGTATCGCCATGAGGTAACAGAGATTGCCTTGGATATTATTAACTCAGGTATCATTGATAAAGACAGCGAAGACATTGATGAGATTATTGCAAACTATT